GACCGGGCTCATCAATTCACGGAATTGGAAAGCGCTAGGCATAGGCACGTTTTTGTAAAAGCCTTCGGTAACTTCGACTGTGCTACCAATTTGGTTCAAGTCAGAGTCGACTAGGCGGGCAAATTCTAGGTAGTATTCGTTGAGCCAGTAGAACGTACCAGAGGTACAGTTGTCATCAGCAACCAGAGGGCGAGCGCGGTAAACAAGGGCGTTAAAGCCACCGAAACCAGTCAGACCTTCGCCGGGCTTGTTAACACCACCGGGGGGCGTACCACCATCGACACGGTCGTAACCGCGAATGCCGATAGTTTCGTAGCGACCGGCAACCATTGGCTGCATAAGACCTTCAAAGAAAGTCCAGCCTGCCTTGGTGGTCAGACCCAAAGTTGGGCTTTCCATTTGTGAGCCGGCAGCGCTCACGTTATCGAATTCGCTTGAAGCGTAATCGAGGCTGACCGCACCGTTAGTAACAGGGGTCAAGTCACCATTAATATAAGGGTTGGTAGCGCGGGTGATACCACCGTAGCTAGCCGAGTTGGCACCAGCGTCGACAATTAAGCCGAGGCCGTCAAAGTCTTTACCAGACCCGAAGCCATAAAATACCTGACCGTTACGCTGCATAGACGAGATTTTAGCTTCGTCCATACGGGTAGCCAGCAAGCGAAGTACAGCTTTTTCACTGTTACCATTAACCGCTTTTTCGATACCGGGTACAACAACGCTTTGTTCATCAGCTGCAACGTACCAAGTCAACATACGGGTGTTGTTGGTAGCGCCAGTTGGGAATTGGTCCATTCCAGCGAATGAGCCACCAGTGCTTGAGTTAGCAATGGTGATTGGCTGGTTCATAGTGACACCCTTCCAAGTCGCCGGCTTACTCAAAACCTTTGCGAATAAAATGTTACTGTTGTTGATTTGGTCAACAATGCTTGGCAGTATCTCTTGGTATGTGATATCTGCTACGCGGTCTGTAAAAATGGTACCAGCCATATAATATGCTTCCTTCTCTTTTTTAAATTAAAACAGCTCATAGCGCGGTTGGCTATGAGCTGCCTTTATAAAACCAATAGTACAGGCTCAAATAAGCAAAAGCAATACTATTTTTTGTTAGCCTTATCTGTAGACTTTTTAACAGATGAAGATTTGGCATTCTTGTCACTTACAACTGCATTGTCGTGAGCGTCGCTAGCGGCTGGGTGACCGGCACCATCGTTGACATTTTGCGGGTTGTCAGCCGGCTTGTCATCAGTCGATGGTATTGGGTTCTTGTCGTCACGCTCGGCCTGCGTTTCGCTCATTTCTGACTTAGCAGCGTGGTCAGTTTCGGGTGTTTCAAGTGAGGCTTCATTACCACTTTGGTCGGGGCCAGTTACCGTATTAGGGCCTTGGGTGTTAGCTGGCTCGAGTGGTGTAGGTGGCGGCGCCACGGGTGAGGTAGGCTGGGCACTACGGGCGGCAATCTCTTCGGCTTGCTGGGCAGGGCCAACAGGGCCAAGCTGCTGCATAATGTTGCCGGCAGCTGGGGCGCCAATGATTTCGCCGACACTCGTAATAGCGTCACGAAGTACAGTTGACTGGGGCTTGTCATTCAAGTGCTCGACAAGGTTTTCGCCCTCTTCTTGGGAAATGATATTCTTAATGACCAGTACGGCTATTAGCGCGTTGAAATTCATGCTTTGGACTCCTTCTTAGGTATTACTTGCCAGTCGTTTGCTAAAAGGTCGGTTTGGCTCGCCAACCAAGGCACAACAGTACGTTGTGCGGATTTAATAGCGAGGTAAGCACCATATGGTACATCTTCGCCACCAAATTCAACCTTCGCAATATCGGTTTTGGGTGGGTAGCTAGCCGCCTCTACCAAATAAATATACTGGCCGCCAGCATTCCAGCCTGTACGAAATACCGCTCTACCTTGTTTTAGTAAATCGAGGGCGTCGCTAAAATCAAATGTTTCCATATAACTCCTTAATAGCTATCGTCAGCGTCGATACGAGCCATGATATCGCGCATGGTCGTGCCGGGTCGAACGGTTGGTTTAACAATATTGCCAGTATTCATGCCACGGTTAGAGTCACCACGCTCGGCCGTGCGGCGACGCTCGGCGTCTTCGGCCTTTTGGTCTTCATCGGCCTTAGCAGCTGCTTGGCTAGCTGGGTTCTTAGCCCGCCATAACTCAAATGCCTCAGCAAAACCAATGTGCTTGTATGGGCGACCTTGGTTATATTGCTTGAGGTAGGTTTCGTTACGCTCGGTCATTACGTTAAGCACTTCGGCCATTTGCTTGGCTTCGGGTGAGTCGTCAAATCCAGCAGTACCGGGCTTGACAGTAAACTTTGGAAACAGCCCATCTTTTTGCAGGTCGGCCACATCGGCCCGAATACCCTCGTTTTCGCGCTGTTCAAACTCTTGCGCGGCTTGTTGGCCTTGGGTCTGGCGGAAATTACCAAGTAACTGGTTAGCTTTCTGCTCGAGGTTCATAAAACCATTGTTAGCAGCCAACATTTGTTGGTCGTTGGCAAACTTAAAGTCAGCTGGTATATCGTTAGGGCTGTAGGCCTTAATTTCGACCTCTTTGGCATTTTCACCTTCACCACGAATACCCCGAAGCACAATCGGCTCACCGATGTTATCGGCAATATACTTAGACTCAGCCGGGCTTAACTGAATGCCAGCATTGTCGGTTGGGGCAGCTGGCTTATCAGGGGTGGGGACGTCAACCTCTTCGGCGTCATCAGCAGTAAACTCGCCCTCTTTTTTCTCAATGGGCTTGCCGTCTTTGTCTAATTCGGGCTTGTCTTTGTCATCGGCGGCAGGGGCTTCGATACGTTTGCCGTCTTTGTCGTACTTGGGTGTATCAACGTCTTTATCGCCGGCTGGCTTACCGTCTTCGCCAACTGCTGGCTTGCCAGTGCCATCATCTTTGGCAGAGTCTTTTGGTGTAGCTTTATCATCAGCTCCCCCTTTAGGATTTTTAGGGTCATCGACTACAATACCTGCCTCTTCGGCTTCGGTCTTGGCGATGGCCTGCTCAACAATTTGACTTGTTGGAGTTGTCATGGGCTCTTACTCCTTACGTTTAGTTACTTAATCATAACACCTACATCATAGGTAGGCTACCCGGGTTGCCGGGCTGCGGCATAGGCGCTTGACCGGGTGCTGGCACAGGTACACCGCCAAAGACGCTGCTAGGCGTTGGTGAAGCCATAGGGCCGGGCATTCCAGCCATTGGGGGCTGTCCCATCATTGGGGGTGCCTGTCCCGGTGCAGGGGGCATTTGTCCCGGCATACCGCCCGGTTGTCCCATATTGCCGGGTGTTTGTGGCGGCGGTGCATTAGGATTTGGTAACTGGGCACCGGGGCGAAGTGACTCACCAGTTGGTGGCCCAATAGCACTGGCCTCTTCAAGCGCAAGCCGAGCCTCGAGCGAGTCAATACATTTAGTAACGTATTTGATAAACCTATTTTGGTCTGACTTCTTAGCTTTTAAGAAATCGTCGTTAATCATTAACTTGCGAAGTGACAGTATGTATTCTTTGCTTGGGTTTTGCTTTTCGTCAACATCACGGCCAGCCATGATATCTTGGAATGCAACATATGCCTCAGACTCATCAACCACATCGAGCGCGTCACGGGCCAGTGCGGTTGGGTCGGCAGTCTGCTTGGCCCAGTTATCGTACAGCTGTTGGGCGTTATCGAGTTGCAATAGCTTGTAGGCGTCGAGTAGTGATATAGCCTTTTCTTTGAGCAACTGCAGCACGATGGCTTCGATACGGCTACGGTCAGGGTTGGCCGGCTTGCTGGCTTTGACACGAATACCCTTGTGAATGAGGTCGCGCTTAAGCGTAATAAAGTCGAATTCACCGTCACCACCATCATAGGTAAAGTGTCGGTTATCGGTGTACCAGACAATAAACATCTGCACCAAATACTCGTAAATCTGGCCAACCATACGCGTCATGGCTCGCACCATAAGGTCTTGGCGGCCGGCGGCTTGGTTCTTTTTAATCATCACTTCACCGAGTGTTGGGTCACCGTCATCGGCACTTGAGCCAGTAAAGTCAGTCGGGGCACCCATGAGGTTGCCGATTTGCATACGAGCGTCGAGCTTGTCTTGCATAACGTAGTTTGGCAGAGTTTGAGCCTGCAACTGCAGCACGAGCTCGCTTAAGCCTTGGCCGTTTTCGTTTTCAACAAATAGTTTCTGGTTTGGGTCACCAGTAATGTTTTGGCCATCATCTTTAGTCAGGCCGGTGCTGGTCGAAATGACCAAGATACCGTTAGCTTTGTCGGCATTCTCAGCAATCTGGCGGCCGCGGCGCATGAGGTACTTTTGCATTTCAGCAGCCTGCTCGAGCGGTGTGGTATTGTCGATAACGTGCGTACCATAGTTAACGAGGTTGCCGAAAATGTAGGGCTTTTTAGGGTAACGTAACAGATTGAGGTCTTTTTTAGCGTACAGATAGTTGGGGTTGCGTATCTTCTCGAGCACGATTTGTTCGAAGTACCAGACAACACCTTCTTGAGGCTCATTGCTTTTATCGTAGTGGGTAACAGATACCTTACGCACGGCCAGCTCTTTGGTCATTTGCTTAGGGGTTTTACGCTGAATGCCAAGCTTTTCCAGTATCTCTTTTTCCTTCTTAGGGAATTCAGCAATTAACTCTTCGGGGGTGCGCTTAAGCACATGGCATACGAAGCCGGGGTTTTTGCCAAGGGCAGCATTTTTGTCGAGTATGCAGTGCTCGGGGTCAACGTGCTCGAGCACAATATCATCAAGGGTTTTGTCGTAATAAAAGTGACCAATTGCTACCCGCTTGTTAAGAATGTCGCGTGTCCAAAGCTCGACCAGTTGCTCAAGGCTGATAACATCTTCACAGTAACACTTGATAGCTTTTTCGAGGTCGCTGGCAAACAGCTTGTGCATGTCTTCACGGCCGGCGGGAATGACCAGCGGGCCAGCAATCTGACTCGTGACGTAGGCCACAATCGACTCTTCGCCGACAAAGATTTGGTTTTCTTTGTACTGCTTCTGGTGCTTATACAAACCAGACTCGTCAATTTTGCCAAGGTGCATGCGGGTGTTTTCGGCCCGGGCATTTCGAAGGTCGTAACCCTTGGCGTCATTCCAATAGCTCTCGCTGTCATTGATACGCTGGTTGAGGTTTCGAATAATATCACGGTCGGGCATATCGAGCGACAGTGCCGCCAGTTGGTCAATCTGACCCTGCTGGTCAACAATATTATCAACAGCAGTGTTGTTGAGTACTGGGCTAGTACGGTCGTATTCGATGGCCATTAATTAGTCTCTTCATCTGTTAGCTTAGTAAACTTGTAGTCAATATGCCGCTTAAGCTGTTCATGGTGTTGGTCACGTTGCTTACGAGCTTTGAAGAAGCCGCGAAAGATAGCCAGTACTATGCCAAACTCGGCAAGGTCGCTACCGATACCAGACCAAAAAGCATAGTTAGGGCCGTTGATGTCTGTAAGGCCAAGTATCGACGCAATGTGGTGCCAAATTTCGTGCATGTTTGCTTATTTAACTCTTTACGAGGGCTAATAACGAAGCCTTAAGCA